ATATTTACTCCACCCAGTGGGGTTGAGCAGACAATAGACTTTCATGCTGTAGAAATAGAAGACCACTCAACTACTGCACAAATCACCAAGTACCCAGTGCAGGAAGGTATACATGTAACAAACCACTCTATCAGAAAAAACAGAGTATTCTCTGTAACTGCCATGATAAGTAATATGAGAACAGTTGATTACGAAGGCAATGTTACTTCTGGTAGGGACTATGGTGAAGGAGCTACTAGGAAAGTTAAAGAAGTTTTTGACTCACTTATTCATTCTGGTACAGAGTGCAGAGTTGTAACAAACCTTGGAGAGTACAATCCAGTTGTGTTTAGTTCTTTTAAGACTAAACAAAAAGCTGGTATGGTCGATTCCATGCAACTGCATGCAGTCGGTGAAGAGATTATTAAAGTAGATACTGAAAACTATACAGCACCAACACCCATATCATTTGTAGAAGTTACTGGCCCAGCTCGTGCTGCGCTAGTTAGCGATTTAGGAAAGATGGGTATTGAAGTGGACGACTGTGATAAGTTAAGTCAGGGAGAGCATTGGACAGATGAAAGCTTTATAATAGATGCAATTGACTCAGCAGGTAAGGCTGTAAACACAGTTTTTGAATTTCTTGGAAACGATCCTGTATCACGCGCAGCTCAATACGCACAGCATGTGACTGGGATAGATGTTGTTTCTTCATTAGGCTTAGATGTTGAGGATGATCCCTGTGCTGAAAAGGGGTTTGCCGACTCATTAAAAGGTGGGTTAAAACAAGTTGGAGGAAAACTACTTGATGTTGCTGATGACTTTATTGAGGAACAGACCGAGCGTCATGTAGAAACTGCAATGGGTAAGCTAAGTAAATCCACTCGTGGAATATTCTACGATACAGTTACAATGGACAGTTCCTCTGGACAAGCTTTAGCTACTGCCGGTTTAGGTACAATCATCCGAGGTATTACTGGAGTTGACAGTGAGTTTCCATATATCCCCGGAGAAAGCTTACCAAGTGTTGATGAGATTATGAGTGGGAACTTATTCCCAACTGCTAAGAAAGAAACATTAACAAAGGTAGAATGTGCTTGCCCTCCCAAAGATACACCAAATATTGATAGTAATACTTTACCAGTCGTAGGATAGTATATATGAACATAAATGACTACCATATAATAATGCCCGGACATATTGTTGAATATTTCCCTGCTACTCAAACCGCTACAGTACGTATCAGTAATGATAGGCAATTCGAAAGCTCTAATGAATCAGACGTACAAATGCCATATGGTCTTCTTTATGACGTACCTACTTTTACTTCAGGCGGGGGCGGTTGGCATGTAACCTTCCCAATAAAACCTGGAGATCCTTGCCTACTAAACTTCAGCCAGTTTGGGTATGACCACTGGTTTGTAGACAATGAAGATTCCGCAGGCATTCGTGACGATGGGCATCCGCAACCTTGGGTTAGCAGAAGGTTTGACCTTGCTGACGGTTTCGTGCAGGTAGGTTGGAATAATCTACAAACAGCTATAGCAAACTACAAAGCTAACGATGCAGAATTTAGGAATGCAGATAGGGCACAAAGAGTATCCCTAAAAGAAGAGGGTGATGTTGAAATAGTAACTGGCACAACTTCTATAGTACTTTCCAATACTGGAACCATTACTGTAAATAGTGACACATCAGTTACGGTTACATCACCCACTGTGGATATTAATGCGTCCACTGGTGTAAACATAGTTTCACCAGCCGTAACAATGTCTGGTACTCTTCAAGTTACTGGAGCTATTGGCGGCGGCGGAGCTGCACCATCTAGCGGATTAAGTATGGCAGGTGGGGGTGTGTTTAGCGCAGACGTTACAGCCTCTGGAACATCACTGACGGGACACACACACGCAGAAAACGGCGATGGTGGTGGAGAAACTAGTCCTCCATCATAGGAATAGATATGACTTATTTAGCATTAGATAAAACCACCGGAGACTTAATTAAGCCTGCCGGTGGGGGAGTTACAAGAGTAACTGACGGACGCTTTGTAGTACAGCTAGTTCAAAATAAACTTAGAACACAGTTGGGGGAATGGTTTCCCGACAGCAGTATTGGGTGGCTAAACTTCTCAGACTTTGAGAAAAACTACGACACTTATGAATTAGAACGCAGAGCTAGGCAAATCATTTTGGGAACCCAGAATGTTTTATCCATAATTTCACTTTCATCTTACCTTGAAGGGAGAGTCTTTCACTTGAAGTTTAGTGCTATGACTACCTATGGTAAGATTGACTTAACTATTCCTTGGGGGATTCAGTAATGGCTGGATTAACAAGTGGGGGTTTTATACCAGAAACCTACGACTCTATTAAACAACGTATTGAAGGAAAGCTAGAGGTATTTAATCCTGGGTTTGACTTTTCTCCAGATTCTCCTGACGGTCAAATGATCGGCATCATGGCTTTCGAGATATACCAAGCTTGGCAGCAATTGTCCAAAGTTTATGACAGCTACAACCCTCAAGTTGCCACAGGTGCAGCACTACGTAACCTTGGCCTAATTACTGGACTGCCATATGGAGTTGCTGAAAGATCTCAAGCAACACTGGAGACTCAGGGCACTACTGGCACCATAATCCCTAAGCAGTCTATTCTAGTTGACTCTGATGGAAATGAATTCTACACAGCTTTTGAAGTAGCTGTGCCAAGCAATTTAACTGTGGTGGCAAGTGTAGCTGGTGCAATTCCTGTACCTGCTGGGACCATAACATCTATAAGAACACCAATAGCTGGTTGGTCTGGTGTAACTCAAACAACTGACGGTGTTGAAGGATCGCCAGCAATGAGCGAGCAGCAGTACAAGAATTACAGGCAACGGACTGTGATGCGTAACTACACGTCTGTTGCGGATACTATGCAAGCCAGACTAATTGAATTAGGTCTTGGGCAAGCTATTGTAGTAAATAACTCATCTACTGCACCAGTAAATGGTGTGCCTGCAAACACAATACATGTGACTGTTGGAGAGCCTGGAGTAGTAACTGATGAAGAAATTGCAAGAGTTATTTTAGAAACCAATGCATTAGGTTGCCCCACTTACGGATCTGATAGTGCAGCTGTGGTTGACTCGCAAGGATATTCACAGACTATAAACTTTAGTAAGGCTGTTGAACAAAAGATAGAAGTAACTTTGGATGTAACATACTTATCAGAAAACACTGCTGGAGCAAATGTAAATATCATCACAAGCTTAAGGCAGCACATTAACAACCTAAAAAGTGGTGAAGATGTTATTTGGTCAAGACTATTTGCATATGTCACACCATTTGCTGAAGCACAAATCAATACTATAACCATTGCTGAGTTTGGACAAAGCCATGGTACAACTAACATAACACTAACTAACAGTCAGTTTGCCTCAATAACAGATGCGGATATTACGCTAACTGTTGATGGTAATCCAATATAGTAATTTAAGGAGGACACATGGCAGATATATTTGTTAACAATGCAGGTGCAGGTTTTTATACCGATGAATTTGGTGTGGAACATCAGTGGGGTGTAGGTAGTGACTTGAACTCCGGTACAAGTAGAATGGCCCCTTATGCAACCGCTAATAAGATAATCAGTGAATATAGTTACAATGGAAATAACAGCTTAGTTTTCAATGAAGGTGTTTATAACTATACTGATGGCGGAGGTCTATGGACTGTAATTGGTAATATGTCTATCTCAGGAGCCGAAGACTTTAAGACTAGGCTTGTTTTTGACGGCACACAGAACGATGGGATGAAGCTATCTGCCACTGTATCCGGACAGGCTTATGACATAGGGAAGATTGAGCTGGCCAGAGCTAACGGCCTGGGTACTGGTTCCACTAATATAATAAGACACGGTGTATCAGCAAGTGCTGCATCTCCAGTAAACTTTGCTTGCCGACTTATCATCACTTCCGGCATCAAGTACGGCATCCATGGTACAGGCCGTGCAGGTGTTATTACCTTTAAAGAAGGTTTTGGTGTTGCAAGCGATACTCCTGTTAACTCTGGTTTGTCAGGTATTGTTAATCTATCCACAATGGCGAACACCTCCCTAGTAGTTGAGTCGTGCGATGTAGACGGTTATGAGGGCACTTTTGGTACTGCCCTGTTTAAACTTAAATACTTAACGCA